AGTGGGCTATACAATTGGCAAACGCTTGTGGTGGGCAAACAGTTGAAAAAACTTTAATAGTCAAACCACTAGATATGAAAAAATTGAATAGCTTATTAGACGAGTTTGTTATCTCATTTGACGAAACGATTAAATCACGTGACGCAAATGCAGAAGAAGAATAAAGACTATACAAATAAATTTGATTTAGACCTTAGTAAAGGTATTCAAATGGAAGAAACTCTCAAAGAGTTCTTTGAGGGCAAACGTATAGAAGTAAAATCAGAACGCCACATATGGGAAACTACAGGTAATCATTTTGTAGAATATGAATGTCGTGGTAAACCTAGTGGCATTGCTGTAACAGAAGCAGAGTTTTGGGCTTTGATGTTAGTACGTGAAGATGAAACTATTGTTATGGTTTACATTGTACCCATTGAACGCATGAAAGCACTAGCTCGTAAACATTGGAAGAATAGAACTATTGGTGGTGATGACAACTTATCTAAAGGTGTACTCGTACCAATACAAGAGATAGGAGAAGCGATATGAACGTAGAATTACAAATAGTAATACTTGTACTTGTATCAATTATGTTAGGAGTAAGTTATGCCTCAAGGTCATGAACACTCACTAGCAACATTAGTAACATATTATGACCATGACGGTGCAAGTGATGACAAGTTATGGTGTGAACAATGTGGTAGAACTATATGGTTTGATAGTATAGACCCACAACATTCAGGTGAATAATGTGTGCAAAAAAAATAGAAATACAATTTTATGACGATTGGAATATGGTACATAAGGTTACATGTCCACATTGCAGTAAAGGTTTAGACTTGTATCACATGGAATGGTCTGCTATTTTATGTGAATTTTGTAATCAAGAAATCAGACAATGAAAGGAATGTATGTTTAAGATATATTTATTACAATATTATGACGACAACAATAGATACTTTGCGTTCTCTAGTGAAAGAAACAAACTAGAAAATCTTATACAAATATGGAAAGATAATGGTAAAGATACAAAGTTTGATGTCATTGTAGAATACAAGTATAAACTAAACGAATTAGAAAAACTTACGGGATTAATGAATAGCATATTAGCAAAGTATGATAGTCAACGTAATAATAACCCGTGGTTTCAACAAGCAAATCTAGTATGAGTGCTTACGTAGAACCTGAAAAGTATAGACCGTTACCCTCTAACCTTTACTTAGCTGAAAGTCCAATAGAGGGTTTTGGTATATTTGCACAAGATATAATAGAGAAAGGTACTGCTTTAGGTATAACTCACGTAGCTCATGATAAGTTTATACATGGGTGGATTAGAACACCATTAGGTGGATTTCTTAATCATAGTGATATACCTAATTGCAGATATAAATACATTGGTACTGAAATGAAAGTATTAGAAACTATTAAGGATATAATGCCTGAAGAAGAACTAACAGTATCATATACGCTCTATAATGTAGGAGATTTAATTTAATGGACAACTTATCAGAAATTAGAGAACTAGCTCTTAAAAGGGCTAATTACGCCTGTGAGTGGGCATATTGTGCAGACAAAAATTGGTTAGAACTAGCACACATATTAGGTATAGGTATGGGTGGTAGAGATAAACAAAGTAAATACGACCTTAATAATGTAGCTATTCTTTGTAAATATCATCATGATATATATGACGGTAGAAGAAACAATGGAACTAAACGTGCTTATAGAGATTTACTTATGGGTTATTTAAAACGTGAAAGAACTACTTAACTTTTTTTTGCTCGTGTCTTACTATTGCTCTTGTTAGACTTCTTAACAGCACGGCTTCTTTGAACAGCTTTAAGGTCAATATACTTCCCTTCTTTATACGCTTTAGAAGTACGTTTAATTTCTTTTGCAACTGAAGATTTACTATTTTTTTTGTTCTTAAGATATTTTGCAGGAACTCCCTTTTCATATTTAACCTTTCTTTTTGCCACGTGAACCTTTTTTTATATCATTATCTTGTGAGTGACCACCCCTTATAAAACTATTTACTCTACCCATAGCCCAAGCTGCCATACTAGCAGACTTACTACCACTAGATAAATAAGCACCTTGTCCACGTCTGTAGACCTGTGCCAACTGTCCATAAGTATATTTAGAATTTTTAGCTTTATTCTGTAAAGTTTTCTTAGTAGTTTCATTAATAGGTTTACGTGCAGGTTTACTTTTAACCATTTCTTTTTCTCGCATAATATGCACGTACTTGTTTTAATGTCATCTTTTTACCACTAGGCGAGTAATAGTATTTACCTTTTTTTTTAAAAGGCATGTTACCACTTAACTTTATGCGACCAATAACGTGCTGAAAACTTATCAGGATTTGGGTCTTGTGCATTGTGTCTAGCATAATAAGATTTTTTACGTGCTTTATCTTTTTTAGATTTAGGATTTTTTCCTGCACCTTTAACACCTTGTTGTCCAAAACGAACCAACTTAACCTTATCACCTTTTTTCGCTAAAACTGCGTGAGATTTAGTCTTGTGTCCAGGTGTTCTTTTTGGTTTATTGTAACCTGAAAAACGTTCTCCACGATAAACGACTGACACAATTACTTCTTTATAACTTTTTTTCTTTTAGGTTTATAAGATTTTTTCTTACCAGTTTTATATACAGGCATATTAATATCCTTTATTTTTAAGTGACTGATACATTTGTCCACGTTTACGTGCTTTGTATGCTTGTTTCAAAGACATATGTGGTTCATCTGCAAGAGCTAAATCATCTGAGCGTTTAAGAGCTTTCTTGTATAACTTCATCTGTTGTTTAGCCCTAGCTGTAGCTTCACGCTTTGTGATACCTACGTTACTATTTTTTTTCTTAGCCATAATTACTTACTAACATTCTGTACGCCACCTTTACCAATTTTCTTTTTGGCAAACTCTTTGACAACAACAAGTGCAGCAGCACCTCCTGATAATGCAGCTAATTGAACTGCATCTGCGTCAATACCTACTAAAGGTGCAACAGTTAACGCTGATATAAATGCTTCAACGAATGTCCATATAGTTTTTTCTAAAACTACTTTATATTCTTTACTCATTTTATACTCCCATGCTTCTGACCAAGGTGTCCATTTAATATCTTTTTTAAATGTACCATCTTGGTTTCTATTTCTTTTAAACCTAACAAACATTATCTATTATATTTATAATATTTGTTTGCTTGAGTTCCGTACGTCTTACTTGCTTTTTTAACTATAGGTTGTTTACTTGCCCACTTAGTTATATCATAAACATCTTTAGCTAATAAAGCAGTACCTACACCAGGAATAATTCTTGATATTCCTTTAGCTGCAACTTTTGCACCTCTTGCAACTAACGCTGCTTTAGCTGTTTTACTTAAAGGTTTAGATGCTGCTTTTAATGCTTTTTTATTTACAGGAGAATATGTACCTGCTTTATAAAGAGGTTTTTTGCTAATCTGTGATTTAATTTTTTGTTTTGCAACAGGTAATTTACTTTCTGTACTACTTTCAAATGTAGCTTCTGCATAACCTAACCAATCACCACTACTTTTTTTAATACCTTTAACTATTTTAGTTGGACCTTTAATACCAAACTTAGCTTTACTTACGCTAGTAGTATTCATAATATTTCCAATACCGTAACCTGCTGCTTTATTTGCTTTAGTAACAGCTTGAGAACTAATACCTTTTGGTGTTACATTTGGAAGTGGTTTATTAGCTGCACTAGGTAATTTAGAAAATTTAGGTCCTTTATATTTTACACGTGCCATTTCAGCAGCAGAGGCTTGATATGTTTTTAATCCTGTTCTAGCTGCTTGTTGTGCTTTTTTAATTTTTCCAGGCTTGTAAGGTCTATTAACTTTATATTCTTTAGCTAAAGTTTTTTGTAAATCAGTATAGATATACTCATTCATAGCAGCTACTTTAGGTTTACTTGATACTTTATATTTTTTCTTAGCCATTATGTAATAATCCTCCCACCTATCTTAGCATTAATTTTTATAAGATTACCATTAATATCTGACATTTTTTCTTCTATGTAGTCTTTTAAGTCATTTAAATTTACAGATGTATTGGTGATTTCTTGTACACTATTTGATAAGTTAATCTTAGATATTTCAATCGTAACTTCTTTACCATTAAGTAACTCACTTGATATTCTCCTGTACATTTTTTGATACGCTTGTTGACTAGCTCCGATAAATCCGTCTTTACTTACATCTAAATCTTGTTGAGTATCTCCAACAATTATACAACCACTTGTATTGTCATCTGTATTTCCACCATGTATAAGGATATATTCAAACTCAGGAACATCTTGTAACCATAACATTCCATAGTGGGCATTTTGGTAACGCTTTGAGTAACGCTCATGAAAGCCACCAACTTTTCTAAATATTATTTTATATGTACCTTCAGGTATGCAGGTTTCGTGCATAACTTTAACTGCTTGATATTGGTCCTCTAATGTATAACATTCAAATTGACCGTCTATAAATAATAAACCGTTTGTTGCGTCTGTTCCAAATTGAGTTCTAATTAATTGTATTTTCATTCTTTCCACCTTTCTTACAAACACAACTAATTTCACCATGTTTGCAATTACATATTTGAACTATAGTTCCTTCTTTGTTAGCTTCTACTAAACATATTTTACACATTATTAACCTCCCAACTTAAATAATAACTCACTAAACAAACTTTCTTGCATATCTAAATCTTTTTCTAATATGCGTAGTTGTTCCATCATTGAACTATGTGCTAGTTGTAGTTCTTCTATTGTATTAAATAACCAACCTATTACTGCAACGAATGCTGATAATAAAATT